GATCTGACTTGGAAGCTGAAGGATACGCCTGCGATGGGGTCGATATTCCGGCTTGCGCCGTCAACGCGCCGCACATCAGACAACGGCTGTATTGGGTCGCGAGAAATATGGCAGACACCTGTCACGATCAACCGCAAGAGCGCAAAGGCAATGAGCGCGAGTGTGAACAATGGCCGGCGCAGCGGCGGCGGGAATTCATCTCCTCCGGGTCTGGAGCAGGAAGCAGAGATACTCAGTGGCATTATGCCGAAAGAGATGGTCGGCATACCGCTACCACCAAAGACCGCAGCGATGGTGGCTTCAATGTGGCTAACTCCAACAACTCAATGCGCGAGACACGGGGCGGCAACGGATTGGGAATTGTCGCGAGCGGGCCATCAGAACGATCAGCTACACATTCAGGTGGCATGTATGACATGGCGCACACCGGCGACATCGGAACCGGGCGTGTCGTTGGACAGGCTTCGGACGGCGGAAGGGAAGCCTTGGACGCCGGGTCAGAGGGCCTACGACGTGCAGACGGGGCGCGTAGCGCAGGTGGGGCTGACGCACGAGATACAGTCGACATGGCCGACGCCGACGACGCGGGACGGGAAGGATGGCCAATTTACGCCCAACGTGCCGACGAACAGTCTGCTTGGTCGCGAGGTGTGGAATGGCGACGAGGCGCAGACGGCAAAACGCGGCGCGTTAAATCCGGAGTTCGTCTTCTGGTTGATGGGATGCCCGGAAGAGTGGGTTTGCTCCGTATTGGCGGCAACGCAATCGTGGCGCCCCTCGCGGCGGAGATCATAAAATCATTCATGGAATCAGAATACGGGGAATAACGACCGTCTTCCCTGTGTGTTTGCGACTCGAACGGTCAATGTAACAGTGAACCCGGAGGACGCATAAGGTAACGCCACCAACATATGACCTCATCAAGTTGCAGGCCACGGTGGGGAAGACCGTGGCCTGTTTTTTAGTCGACCAGCGTTCTGAGATCTTCGCTGATGTATTTCTCGATAGCGTCGAGGGTGATGATCCCGCTGTCGAAGAATTCAAGAACCATGGCGAAAGACCGCGGGATCGGGCTGTATCCATTGCGCCAATTGTTCACCTGCCTGCGGGTGACGCCGGCGATCAGGGCGGCGTCGTTCGAGGTCATGTCGTAGCGGGACAGGATCTCGTTAAAGCGTGATGGCAGCATGGATAAACGCCTCCCTGTCCCGGCGAGCGCGAAGAGCTGCGATAACGTCGTATTCGGTCCAGTGTTCAGCCGGCGCTGGATAGCGTCCAACGATCAGGCAGTATTGCGTCCAGAGCTCAGGATTAACGGCATGGCAGGGCTCCAAAAGCCCCGTATTGGTATCTGTGTTCATGTCAGCGGTCCCTTCGAAGAAATATCCATATGATCAGAGCAGCAGGAATGGCGGAGGCGATGAAGCCTCCGACAACGGTTAGCAGGATCTCAGCAAAGCTCACGATAGTCTTCCTCCATGTCGTGCATCACTTCTATGGAAAACTGAATGTCCGATTCGATCTCCATCAGGGCGTCGGTGCAGGACAGAAGGTTGTCGAAGGTGTGCAGGACGATCTTGTAGCCCCTCTCCTCGACCATGGCCCGGAAGCTGCGGGCGTCGGCCTCAGAGACGAGAGAGAAGGTCTGTTCGCCGTTCATGCCGTCTGCGATCGGATAGGCGACGGTGATTTTGTGAAACATACGCATGTCGATCTCCATTGGTTGATTTGATTGCACTTGAATATTGCGAGAAATATTTTCCGGTGTCAACTCCCTGCACATAAAAAAAGAAGCCCCGGAAGGCTTCAAGTTTCACCGCGGGGAGGTGATCTCAATATCCCTGCGCGTCCCAGTATTCTTCCAAAATGGCCTCATGGGCCGCCCGTAAATCTGACATAGCCTGATCAAGGTCAGGTGTTCTCTTGGTGTCCGCCAATAAGGCCAGAAGAGCCTCTATGGCTTCAATGCTTATTTCTACTGTTACCTTCATATCAACCTCCATCAGTCTCATCAGCGCCCGCTTGACGGGCAGACGGGGCTTTCGCCCCGTTTCGACTTTAAGCCGCCAAAGCCAGCAGCGGCTTGATGCGCAGAGCCCTGGAAGGCTTGCCGACCTTGGTGATGGCGGCGATTTGCTCCGGCGTCGCGCCAAGCTGACGAAGGAGGGATAGAGCCGCAGCCTTGTCGAGTGTCTCGGCGCCTTTCTTGGAGTCGATCGCCAGAGCGCAGGTGTCGCCGATGATCTCGTCGGCGTCGCCGGCGGCGTCGAGGATCTCCTTGCGGAGCTCGCTGACGCGGGAGGCGATCTTCTCCTCCTCCAGCTTCAGAGCGGCATAGGCGTCGGCGAGGGGAGCGAGGTTCGAGAGGGTCATATCAATCTCCGTTTCAATCAGTGTCGATGGTCTTGTTATAAGGGAAACCATTTCCCGTGTCAAGCATCACGGGAAATATTTTCGAAATTATTTGTATGCTCGCGCATTGGCCAGGCTGAGACGCGCCTGTTGCAGCAGATAGTCTGCGGCCGTCGGGTTGCGATCGCGCAGGGCCAGATAGTCCCGTAGGCGACGAAGGCCGATCTGCTTATGCGAGCAGTCCGCGCAGCGCCCGAAGGCGCTACGCAATTCGAAGACAGTCATTTCGTGAACGGATTTCATCACTGATCCTCGTAAAAGGTGTCCCACCAACCATCTGTCCAAGCCCGCGCCAATTCCTCATTGACGCCCTTGTAGGGGTTATCGGCGCAGCGCAGGCCGTCCTTGTAGGCGTAGTGGCCTTCGCTGTAGGCAAGTTCTTTCATCTCAGTCTCCATGTCGATCAGTCATCCAATACACACACAGTAGGGGAAACTATTTCCTCAGTCAAGCGCCAATTGCATGCCGCCCTAAAAATATTTAAGCCCGGTCGGCATCCGCCGGAGAATTGACATGACAAACAAAATAACGGAAATTGTTGCCCGCGGCTTATGTTCGTTCGCCGTCGGTCTTGATCGAGATTTGGATGGAAGTTCTCACGTCATTTCTATGCCGCCCAGAAAACCATGCGAATCGCTCTGTGAGTTCTGCCTCGTCGAGGCGGTTCATCTCGTTGAATATCTGAAGGAGGAAGGCATCAATGTCCACGAATAACCAGTTGAAGGCGATCGTCGAGCGGATCGAAAAGCTCGAAGAAGAAAAGTCAGCGATCGCTGAAGACATCAAGGAAGTCTTCGCTGAAGCCAAGGGAGCCGGCTTCGACCCAAAGATCCTGAAGCAGGTTCTTGCGCTTCGCAAAAAGGACGCCTCGAAGCGGGCCGAAGAACAGGCGCTCCTGTCTGTATACATGGATGCTCTCGGGATGCTCGCCGACACGCCGCTTGGTAAGGCCGCCATGCGAGCAGCCGGGGCTCCGGAAGCCGAATCAGACGAAGATTTCTGATTGATGGTAAACTTGACCGGGGCGTGCTATATACGGTGGAACGTCCCGGTTATCAGGATTTTGATATGACTGAAGAAGTAAAGGCCGACACCACGCCGGACAAGCCAAAGGTTGCTCCGCCAAAGGTTAATGTTGGCCGTCCCAGCAAATATAAACCTGAATTCTGCGATCGCATTCTTGAGCTTGCCTCGATTGGCGCGGGGTGGGCTGAATATGCCGCGGAGTTTGGCGTTGATCGCACGACGTTGTTTGATTGGCGCGACAGGCACCCAGAATTCTCCACAGCCCTCACGCGCGCAAAAGCCATCGAGCAATCCTGGTTCGAAAAAGAAGCCCGTGAAAACATGAAAAACCGGGACTTCAACGCCAATCTTTGGAACCGCTCAACGGCCGCTCGCTTCCGCGATGATTACACTGAGCGCAAGGAAGTCACCGGCGCCAATGGCGGCCCGGTGAAGGTTGAGGCACAGACGCTCGACATCACCAACCTATCGCCGGAAGACTTGCTTGCTTTCCGCAACATCATAACGAAAGTCAAAGGCGATAAATGAAGTTTGAAGCCGTCAGCGATTCGGACGATCATGACGAAGAGCAGCAGCGTCGCGTTGAGGATATGGCGGAGGGTATGCTGGATATCATTGAGGACATATCCTCGACGCCTTTTGAAGCTATGATGTCATTGTCGGCGGTTTTGTCTTTCGTTATATCAGAGCATGCGCCATCGCATAAGGAAGCAATGGAAGCATTGAAGATGGCGGCTGCTTGTATTGTTAGCACGATCGAAACAAACGAAGCCAATGGCAATGTAAATTGGAATCAAAAGACCAAACATTAGTTTTTGCCAACGCCCTAAAAGGCGTGGATCTCGATATGCAATTAATCGAGATCGATCGCAAACTGTCCTTAAGCCTCGTCGAGTTTGTCAAGCTGGCGTGGCATGTCGTCGAGCCGGGCGCAGACTATGTGCATGGCTGGCATATTGACTTCATCTGTAGCCACCTCGAAGCGATCACCGATGGCGTGGAGCTCGAAGAGGGCGAATACTACAACCGCCTTCTGATCAACGTGCCGCCGGGCGCCATGAAGTCGCTGCTCACCGGCGTCTTCTGGCCGGCGTGGTGGTGGGGGCCCAGAGGCGAGCCGCATAAGCGTTTCCTCTGCGCCTCGCACTCGCAGGGCCTCGCGATCCGCGATAGCACCAAGATGCGCCGCCTCGTCCAGTCGGAATGGTATCAGAAGCGATGGGGCGATCGCGTCACACTGACCGGCGACCAAAATGCAAAGACAAAGTTCGAAACTACCGCGACCGGGTTCCGCGAAGCCGTGGCTGCTGGATCTATTACGGGTTCTCGCGGCGACGTCGTTATTATCGACGATCCTCATTCAGTTGAGGGGGCCTCCTCCGATGCGATGCGCGCCTCCACTATTGAATGGTTTCTTGAAGCCGTGCCAACCCGCCTCAACAACCCGGTGAAGAGCGCGATCGTCGTCATCATGCAAAGACTGCATGAGGAAGACGTATCCGGCGTCATCATCGATAAGGGCCTCGGCTATGACCATATCATGCTTCCAATGCGCTACGACCCAGCCCGCGCCGTGCCGACGCTGCTGGGCCTCGAAGACCCCCGCGGCGAGGAGGGAGAACTTTTATTCCCCACGCGATTCCCTGAAGAGGTGGTTGATCGCGACGAGCGCGTCATGGGCAAATACGCTGCTGCCGGCCAGTTCCAGCAGGAGCCCATCCCCCGCGGCGGCGGCGTCGTCAAAGCCGAGTGGTGGCAACTTTGGGACCGTGAAAGCTATCCACCTTTCGATTATATCGTCGCAGCCCTCGACACTGCCTACACCACAAAGCAGGAGAACGATCCATCGGCCATGACAGTCTGGGGTGTCTGGTCCGGTGGCGATCAGGTCGCGCAGGTCACGCGACAAATAACCCGCGAGGGCGAGATGATGGCGGCTCTGGAGCGCACCTACACGCAAGAGCATCCGCGCGTCATGATGATGTATGCGTGGCAAGAGCGCCTCGAACTTCACGACCTCGTCGAGAAGGTTCGCGACACGATGGACCGATACGGCGTCGACAAGCTGCTCATCGAAAACAAGGCCGCTGGCCATAGTGTGGCGCAGGAGATCAGGCGCCTGTATGGGCATGAAGACTTCGCCGTTCAGCTCATGGATCCGAAGACTTTGGACAAACTAGCGAGATTGTATAGTATCCAGCATCTGTTCGCGGAAGGGCTGATCTATGCGCCGGATAGATCCTGGGCAGACATGGTGATCACGCAGACGGCCAACTTCCCGAAGGCCAAGCATGACGATCTTGTCGACACGCTTAGCATGGCGTTGCGCCATCTGCGCGACACGGGGGTCATCGTGCGGAACGCAGAATGGACCGCAGACCTCGACCGTAGTAGAATGCATACGGGCTCTGAAGAGAGCCCGCTCTATCCAATATAGCCGGAAGTCCAAAATGATCCTCGCCAACGCCATCGTCGACCCTATTCAGCCACCGCCACCGCACGGCAAGGGCATGGGCCGCTTCCGGGTCGAAGTCTGGGGCAAGGCGCCCCACGACTATGTGAGGGTCTACGAAATCTCCGCAAAAGATGATAATAAGGCCGCTCGCGAGGGGCTGGATAAGTTCGTCGAAGAGATCGGCAAGCTGATTGAAAACAAGGAAGATTGATTATGGCCATGCTCCCCGGTCTTAGCTCCGCCCTTCGTCTCGACCAGCCGCAGCCGGAAGGCGCCTCGCCGGATGAAGACGTTATGGTCGAGGTCGAGGATGGCCACGACAAGCCGGAGACGGACGACCGCGGGAACATCATCCGTATTGAGCATGACGATGGATCCATTTCGATCTCCCTCGACGGGCGTCCGGTCGAAGGCGCCTCCGACGCAGAGCGGGCGCAGGAGTGGTTCTCGAACCTTGTCGACGACATCGATCAGTCAGAACTATCTGCGATCGCCGACGATCTCCTTCGCGGCATTGCCGACGATCTGGACAGCCGGCAGGAGTGGATCGAAGACAGGGCGCAGGGCCTAAAGCTGCTCGGCCTGAAGGTCGAGATTCCCGGCCTGCAAGGAGCCGCTGACGGCGCCCCGGTCGAGGGCATGAGCCGGGTGCGCCACCCGCTCCTTCTCGAAGCTGTCCTCCGCTTTCAGGCCAACGCCAGATCCGAGATGCTTCCGACCGACGGGCCGGTGAAGGTCCGCGACGACTCCGACAAGGAAAGCTTCGAGCAGCAGCAACTTGCCGACGCCCTTGAAAACGATTTGAACCATTACCTGACCGCGACGGCCAAGGAATACTACCCCGACACCGACCGCATGCTTTTCATGCTTGGCTTTGGCGGCACCGCCTTTAAGAAGGTTTACTTCTGTCCGCTCCGCGGCCGCCCGGTCAGCGAGACGGTCGACGCCGACGACCTGATCGTCAATAACAACGCCACGACGTTGTCTGACGCCAAGCGGGTGACGCATCGCGTCTACATGCGGGAGTCGACCGTTCGCCGGCTGCAAATCCTCGGCGTTTACAAAGACATCGATCTGACTACGCCGATGTATCAGGAAGCCGACGCATCAAAGCGCGAGAAGGCCGACATCCAGGGCGTCGACATTGATCCGCGCAACATGGACGATCGGGACCGCGAGGTCTACGAGTGCTATTGCGAGCTCAACATCCCCGGCTTCGAGCATAAGTTCAAAGGCAAGGAGACGGGCCTCGAAATCCCGTATCGGGTGACGATCGACAAGTCATCGCGGGAAATCCTGTCAATAGTCCGCAACTACGACGAGCCGACCGGCGAGCCGGGCGACGAGCTCCCCGAAGCCCGCACGAACTTCGTCAAATACACCTTCGTCCCCGGCATGAGCTTTTACGATATCGGCCTGCTTCACATCCTCGGCAACACGACAAACGCCGTGACGGCCGCGTGGCGCGAGATGCTTGACGCCGGCATGTATGCGAACTTCCCCGGCTTCCTGATGGCCGACACGGGCGCCCGGCAGAATACAAACATCTTCCGCGTGCCGCCCGGCGGCGGGGCTCTGGTCAAGACCGGTGGCGTCCCTATCAATCAGGCCGTCATGCCGCTCCCCTACAAGGAGCCGGGCGCAGCTCTGATGAACCTCGTTACGAACATCGTCGAGACAGGCCAGCGCGTTGGCGGCACCAGCGAGCTGCAGGTCGGCGAGGGCCGGCAGGACGCGCCGGTAGGCACGACGCTGGCGCTGATAGATCAGGCCACAAAGATCCTCAACGCCGTTCACAAGCGCATTCATGCGGCGCAGGCTGAAGAGTTCCAGATTTTGGTCCGCTGCTTCCGCGAGCATCCAGACAGCTTTTGGAACCGTTGCCGTAAGCCGACGGTCGACTGGAACGAGCAGAAGCTGATGCAGGCTCTGAACGACTGCGAGCTCGTTCCGCAGGCCGATCCAAATACGGCCAGCCACACCCAGCGCGTTATGAAGATCATGGCGCTGAAGCAGCTTCAACAGGCCAGCCCGGCGCTCTATGATCCGAAGGCGGTCGACCTCGCCGCACTGAAGTCGATCGGTTGGAATAACCCGGAACAGTTCTTCGTTCCCGTGGATCAGCAGCAGCAAATCCCGCCTGAGATGCAGAAGGCGATGGAAGAGCTCAAGATACTGAAGCAGGAGGCCGATGCGAAGTCTGCCGTTGCTCAAGCGTCAATTGCGGATTCGCAGTCTGAGGCCCAAGCGCGCCTTATGGATGCAGAAACAAGGCGCATCCTTGCTCAGGCTAAAGTTGAAGAAGTTCAGAGCAAGGGATCATTGGACCCCATAAAACAGGTTGACGCTCAAGCCAAGATGATGGACGCCGAGACGCGGCGCATGAGCGCGGAGATGCAGGCTCAGAAAATGGGCGTCGAGTCTGATCACCGCGAGGCCGATCGTATGCTTGACGCGCATCACCGGAAGCAGGACCGGCAAATGCGCGAGGATGAGGTTATAGCGAAGATCCTTCAGGATCTCGCCAAGGACAGGAACGCCCCTAATGTCTAAGATCATCGACCGCGCCCTTGACATCATTAACGACCATTTGAAGACGCAGGCTTCTGAGCTTCCGCCGACGATGGAAGTCAGGCAGGGCATGCCGGGAATGGCGCATGGCGGCCACGTCCTCGAAGACGACTACCCGACGCATTATCTGCCCGAGGTCGGTCGGCAGGTGATGGCGGATGGCGGCATGCCGGCGCGTCCCGACATCAGCCGGTTTGTTCAGCAGATCCAGAGCCAGCCGGCTCCGACGCTACAGGCGCAGGCGTCTCCGGACTATGCTTACACCGGCGCTGCGCGGGCTCAGGGATACGAGCCAAGCCGCCCGTCGTGGGTTGCACCGAACGAATATGTTCAGTCGTTTCAGGGCGGCTATCCGACGCCGTATGTGTATGGATACGAGCCGCCGAAGCCAGAGCCGGAAACGAAGTCAACTCCACAGGCCGCGCCGTCCGGTGATGGCGGTATCAATCCTCTTCAAATGATGTTCCTGATGCGCGCCATGCGCGGCTACGCCGAAGGCGGTATGCCGGGCGACGAAGATCCCGTCGAGACGGCGGTGCAGACCGCGCGGGATGTTTCTGGCTCAGACATGCCGGATCTTACGCCGCGCCCTACTCAGCCCTCGGCCCCTTCGGCTGAGGGTAGCGTTGGAATGCAGCCAAAGCGGACGCTTGGCTCAATGTTTGAGAACATCCCGGAGCAGGCGCCGTGGAAGGGCAAGACCGAAGAGGAAGCCAAGCTTCCGCGCGTTCAGGTTCTTGCAGACGCATTCAATCGCGCAATTGAGCGTCATGCGAACCTTCCCTACAAAGAGCGCGTAGCAAGCACAAGGGATGCGATTGAACGCATTTCGCCTTACATTGGCGTGCGTAAGGACGGCAAGCCTGTCCCGCTTCTTGGCAAGAACGCCAAGCTCATGAAGTCTGAGACGGGATATGGCGATGAGCAGCCGATCGAAGTCGATGGTATGGGCGTCGAGACGACCGGCCTTTCGCTTGCTCCGGCGTTCAAGATGGGCAACTTCCAAACGTGTCCCAACCATGCATCCTGCAAAGACGAGTGCCTTGGCAAGACATCAGGAAATTATTTCAAGCTTGGCGGTGGTCAGGATCTGTCCGACTTCCAGGGGCCTCGCCTCAACAGTCTGAACAAGACTGTTGCGATGTTGCAGGATCCGGAAGCTTTTGCCGTCCGTCTGTATGACGAGATCATGAGCGCCAAGCGCGAAGCCGAATACAACGGCAATAAGCTTGGCGTTCGTTTGAATGTTCTTTCCGATCTGAGCCCAAAGATCCTTGAGCCAATAATCAAGGGTCATCCTGAAGTTGACTTTTACGATTACACGAAAATGGGATACGATCCGGTGGCGCCCAACCACCATTACACATACTCGTCCACGGGCGTTTCCGACGACGAGGTTGAGAACAAAAACAGCAACTGGAAGAAGATGCGAGATCGCCTCAACAAGGGCGACAACGTCGCTATGGCTTTTACTGACAAGGACCACTTGCCAGAAGAAGTCCACGACGAAGAGACGGGCAAAACATATCGCGTCATCAATGGCGACACGCACGACTACCGGCCGCTTGATAAGGTCGGGGAAGGCGAAGACGGCGTCATCGTTGGCCTAAAGAACAAGAAGGGTTTTGGAACGGTTGAGGGCGCGCATAGGGAGTCGAAGGGTTTCTTCGTGAAGTATGATCCTCAGCTTCAACGCGACGAGAAGGGTAAGCTCATTCGCGGTGAAAGCCCCGGCATGAACAAGGTTGGCAAGCCTCTCCTTGGAGAAACAATCCCAACCAACAGGCGCGTTACTATCAAGCCTCAATGATGGAGATTACTATGTCTGACGCAAGAAAGCTGGAGCGGGCTGACTTCTACGCCCAGTTCCCGGGGCTTGATAAGCACCATGACTCGTCAAACTATTCCCGCAAGGAATGGTATGAATGGGACGAAGAAGCGCCGCGTGAGGCCCGTGCAGAAGGCGGCGTCGTGGATGCTGCGGAGCCAGAGATGGTGAAGCTCTCTGACCACTTTAAGTAAGGACGCGATCATGCCCGTCGAGACGCACGAAGACATCCAGCCCGCGGCGGGCATTGAGACGAATGGCGCCGTCGAGACGCATGAAGATATCAAGCCGGCTGCGATCATTGAGCCTGCCACAGATCAGGAATTCAATTCCGCCAAGACGTCGAGAAATCAGGTTCCGGCCCTATTCAATCATCCAGCCCTTAAAACGAAGGGCGGGCTAAGGAACATAGACATCGGCGGCGGTCGATTTGATCGAGGAACGCAGCATCTTGCTGATACCCACGGAATCGAAAGCCGGGTTCTTGATCCATACAACAGGTCTGAAGAACATAATAACGATGTCCATGAGGAATTCACGAATAGTCCAGCCGATACGGCAACTGTCGCAAATGTCCTTAACGTCATCAAAGAACCAGAGCAAAGACGCAACGTCATACAGAACGCGCATAAATATTTGAAGGACGACGGCGAGGCTTATTTTTCCGTTTACGAGGGAAGCGGATCCGGCGAGGGGCGCGCGACACGCGATGGATGGCAGGAGAACCGCAAACTTGCCTCCTATCTTCCTGAGATCAAATCTGTCTTTCCAGAAGTGCGAATATCGAATGGCGCTATCATCGCCCGCAAATCAATCGCCAAAGCCTACGGCGGCGCCATTGCCGGCCCGAAGCTAACAGAAGAAAATGCTGAGGACTTCGCGCGGCGGCTGATATTGTGGTCCTATGCCGCCGCCCCTTTTGTCCATCGCGGTGTTTCTCGCGCTGATGGTGGTCAGGTTGATAATCCTGACGATCAGGCTTTGGATGTGGCTCGAAGCGCCGTCGGAGGCGATCCGGTCGAGACGGCTGTATCGACGGCTCGCAGCCTTTCGCC